ATGGCGAACCGAGTTCTGGTTTGTGGCGGTCGTGACTTCAACGACAGCGAACGAGTTGCGGAGATACTCGACAGCCTGACCCGCCCGGTCGTCATCATCGACGGCGGCGCGACCGGAGCAGATCACGAGGCTCGCATGTGGGCGACCCGCAACCGGCTGCCGGTCGAGACCTATCGCGCCCATTGGAAGGACCATGGCCGCGCTGCCGGTCCTATCCGCAATCAACGCATGATCGACGAAGGCAAGCCTAGCATCGTCATCGCGTTCCCCGGTGGTCGCGGCACCGCCGACATGGTGCGCCGTGCCGAACGTGCAGGCGTCGCTGTTATCGAGGTGCCCGCCCGGCCCCTACCAAACGATGTGGAGGCATAGATATGAGCGACCAGTACGCACACGATCCAGACTACGGTAAGCCGCCGCGCTGGTCGAAGTTGTACGTCAAGCACTTTCCTGCCCACACGGACGGCTGCTCGCGTCACGCCAAGGTCATCGCGCATGACATTCTGCGCAGCAAGCGGTCGACTGTCCGTCGCATGTTGATCGACGCAGGATACGAACCGGATCATTGGGCGCAATCGCTAGAGATTACCGTGGTCATGCTGTGGGAAGCTCGCGCTGAGATCGCCCGCCTTACTCAATCCAATGGAGGGGTGTGATGGCCGAAAGCTGCGGATACTGCCAATACGTTGGCCGACTAATCGACGGGCGCTGTCCGGTCTGCGATACCAAATATTGCGACCCTGCCCCGCCGTCTCCCCACCCTCAGGAGCAATCCCAATGACCGATAAGCTGGAGAGCCGTGCGCGGGAGGCCGATGTCGATGTTCTTTTCGCCGACACCATGACCCGGTTCCCGATAACGATGGAGCGCCTTGCCATGACTGAGAAGCTGGAAGAACGGCTGCGGCGATGGGGACAATGGATGCTTGACGATGGGAGCGGCAATACTGCTTGCGTGGGCGGAAGGGACGGATTGGCGATGGTTTCCGCAGCCGACGCCATCCAGATCATGCGAGAGGCGCTGGACTTCTACTCGGCGAACCACGAATGGCCGAACGAAGGACCGTGGGGTGTGGACAGCACCGATTTCGGCAACGTCGCCCGCGCCGCTCTGGATAAGGTCAGCAAGCTATGACACCGATTAGAGCGATGCTGTCGGCGTTCAACAGCGGGATTGTGCGCCTGCCCGACCCGAACAATCCGCGCGGCTTCACCGACTATTACAGCCCCACCGACGCGATGGCCAATGCCCTTGACGCTCTAGCAGATAATGTAAGTGAGGCGATGTTGCGCGCAGCCGGAGATTGCGAAAGCAGCTTGGTTGAGGACGTATTCACCGCCATGATCCGCGCTGCCAAGGAAGGATAGCCCGATGACGACCAACACGCTTGAGCGCCCGCGGACGGACTTGGGTACGATGTTCGTGTCGGTGATCTTCGCCAACGGCACCGACGACGACCTTGCAGGATTGGCAGCGGCGATTCGTAATGAGCGCGTGCTGTTTGATGAGCGCGTCTATGAACAGGGCGAGGAAATAGCAGTGATCGGGCGTGATCTGCATCTGTCGCAGCGGCTATGTATTGTGGGCAAAACGACACCTGTGCCCGATGACTTTGGGCCGGACGATTTCGTCGTCAAAGAGGCTGACCCTTCGCGCCATCTTATAATTCAAGATTGCACTTTGGTGCGGGGTTTTTGAGGAAGGGTAGCCCGATGGAGATCGTTCGCGCGCTTGGCCATTTCATGATGGCAGTCGCTTTTGTCGCGATGGCAATAGTAGCCTGCGCTGACCGAGCCGAGGCGGGCGACATTATCGCCGCCACCGCTTTCCTTGTGATAGGCGCTGCGGCAGCGTTTCGCCACTTAGCGATGTTCGGCCTTATCAGCGGTCAAGCCATTTCGAAATGTTGAAACGCAAGGGCCTGTTCGCATCCCGCGAGTATTGGCTAGGGGTCGGCGCTACGGTCCTGCTGCTGGTGATCGCGCTGGGGTATCTCGACCTGGTGACGTAATCGTTTTCCTACAGGTATAGATTCGTGGTCTGTTCTCGCTCCACCATAGGAGCCGATTCGATGGACCCCGCCACCCTACGCCAGCAGCTATCCCGCCTTCGCCAGCCCGTTCGCGACATGCTCGCCAGCAAGGACCGAGAGACACGCGAACGAGGCGCTGATATCGCCGCCTGCATTATCGTACGACGCTGTGCCCACTGAGATGGAAAAGGCAGTTGTCGCCTACTTCCACGGCAAGCGAGCAGCGTCGAAGCGCAATCCCGAACGCGAGCGGGACGTGTCGAAGATTATCGAGGCGGTGCGGCGGCGGGAAGATCGCTGACCTCTGGCGGAGCGTCGCCGCAAGTCACCGGCACGTCAGCATCGGCGAACCACCGGCACGCGCTGTACCAGCCCGCATCAAGCGTCTTGGCATAGTCCATCCAGTCGTTGCGCCAGTCCTCGTAAGCCTTGGCGCTGGTGACTGTCTCTGCGGTCTGTACGGGCCGCTCAGGGCGCTGGAACACCTGCGCAGGCGGTGTCAGCAAGGGCCGGGGACGTTCGCCGCAGCTCGCGGCAGGCAATGATAGACTGACGATCGTCAGTAGGGCGATCCGGGATCTGCGAGATAGCATCGTCGAGGGCCTTTCGATCGGTGGCGATGGTGGTGCGGGCCTGCTGCTGGCGGGCAACGAGCAGGCGGTCTGCGGCGCGTTGCAGACGGTCGGATTCCGCCTGGATGCGCTCCAGTTGGGCTTGGTGGCGCTCCTTGACCCGGTTCGCACCGACGTGATCGCCCATGAGATACACCCCCATGATGGCGAGCAGCGCTGCCGCCAGAGCATAGGGCAGGACGTTGGCGCGGATGCTGGCGAGGGCTGCGGAGATCATGGCTATCACTCCGGCCATGGCTGTTCTTCGATGCCGACGATCTGCATGCCGCTGTGAATGTAGAAATCCCGGACAGTGTTGGCTTCGACGGTCTCAGTTGATACCGACTTAGGATATGCCGGTTCGCCGTTCTTGATAGTAACCAGCACAGGCCAGCCCGCGTGCGCGTCAATCGTCACCTTGGTAGTCATCTGCGTATCCTTCACTCTAATGCCGCTGAACCGCGCGGCCCGGATTCTTCCTCTACGGTATGCAGCGGATCGCCTGCGTTGCCGGTGGGGCCGTCGTCAGCAGGGCGCGAGGCTGCGGCAGCGGCAATCGCCTTGAAAGCATCGCCGGTGTTCTCGGTCGCCTTCTCAGACTGCTTCGACAGCGTGTAATGATATGCGACGATGCCGCCCGCAAAGCCGGATAGCTGCCCGAGCATGTAGACGATCAACTGCTCGTTGGATTGAGGGATGGCCTTGAAGAACAGCACGCCGAGCGCGAGCAGAAAACCGCCGATCAGGGATACGCCAAGAGCGTCGCGAAGGTTCATGCCCAGCCCCCTGCGGTAAGCGCCGCCTGAAACGACTGCGCATAGCCTGCGATCAGTTCTTCGCGATCGGTCCCGTTGATGATCCGGCGCGCTGCCTTGAACTGTTCGAACGTCCCACGTTCGTCGGGCAGGTACGTCGCCAGCGATCTACCGGTGAACCAGCCTTCCGCCATGCCCTGCACCATGATGGCAACCGCGATCGAAGGTTCGAGCGCCTTCGCATAGTCGGCGAGCAGCGCGCCGTTCAGCCCCAGCTCGGCATCGGCTTTGGCGTAGTTGTAATCCCAGGTTAGCTGAACCAGTCCCCGGCCATAGGCGATCTGGCCATGCTTGCCGGGTCCGCCGTATTTACGCCCCTTGCCCTTGCCGATTTCCTCGATCGGGCGCAGGCGCGCTTCATGCCATCCTGTTGCGAGCGCGTAGGCCATCCATGCGACGGACCAATCCGCAGCGCTGGACAGCAGCGATTGGATGACGTTGACCTGCACTTGGTCAAGCGATCCCGTGACGCCCCGCACGCCGGCGTAGAACGCTTCCGGGTTCGTCAACTCGCGCGGCTTGCCGAGCATCCCCAGCGCCTTCGCAATGGCATTGGCGGTGTTCGGGCCCCACGCACCATCTGGCGTAACGCCGACGTGCTTTTGGATAGCTGCCAAGCTCGTCATTCCCTCGCCCCTTTCAATTCGTCAAGCTTGTCCAGCGCGCGCGGCATGTGGCTTTCGTGGCCATCGGTGATCGCGCGAGCGACCACGGCTTGCATCGAACTGCCAGCCTGCTGCATCGCGTGAATGATGCTGCGAAGCTCCCCGTTCTCGCGGCGGATTTCGGTCATCTCGGCGCGCAAGGCTTTCTGCCCTTCCATGCACTCATCATGGCGATCATCGGCAGCGGCGAGTTGCTCGGCAAAGCGCTTGGCCTGCGCGTCCAACAGAGCTTCGGTGCGAAGTTCGATCCCGGATTGCCTGCGCTCGAAAGCGTCCAGAACAGCGGGAAGCCCCTTCCACCACCCCAGCAGCACGGCCCCGAGCAGCGACCAGACACCGACAGCGCCGGGGGTCCAACCCGCGCCAAGGTGATCCCACAGGCTCACCGCTTATTCTTCCTGCGATGCTGTCCGATACGGATGACGAGCATCCCGGACATGACGGTTACGATCAGACACAGCAGCGACAACTCCGCCTCCCCCAAGCAGGAAAAGCACCGCCAGTTGCGCTAGGAACAGAACATCAAGGGCAGCGCTGTACGGTGCGAACCCCAAGCCCCCGTGCTGGTGGATGACGTGAAGCGCGAGCTGGCAAACAAGCAGCGCCCACAGCGCCTTGCCCCACCAATATTGATACGCCAGCGCCAGAATGATCGCTGCGCACAGAGCGTCGGTGACTGCCCATATATCGACCGGTTCGACGGGAAGCCCGATCGCCCAAAACAGGCTCGCCGGTGGCGTGTCCGACCATGATGCGATGAACAGCCACCACCCGGCGCATAGCAGGCCAGCAGAGACGAATGAACGCCCCCGCTGTCCTTCCGGTGCCCCAAGCGCCGCAAAGACGCTCAGGACGCTCAGAATGCCGTAAAGGTGGCTGTTCTCCACAGTCAGCGCTTCGGCGGACCTGGGGGTGGCGTTGGGTTGCCCGAACCGCCGCTGCCACCACCCGGTGGCGCTGCTGGAGGCGGCGGGGTTGGTGCCGGAACCGGATCGATCGGGTCAGGGTCGGTTAGTACGGTCATGTCGTTCTCCTTGGTTGAAACAGGGGTTCAGTTTCCGACCGCATACAGGCCGATGTCGTCGACGAACTTGTTTGCCGACGAGCTGGCGGCGATGCGCAGCAGGTTGTTGCCGGTCAGCGCCCGCATGAAGATCGTGACCTTGCCGGAAGTGCTGATCGGGGTTGCGACAACTGCGGTCCCGCCCTGGAATGACGGGATGATGTTGCCGCCGCTGCCGGTGATGGTGAACTGAAGCATGTATTTTTGTCCGGCGACCAGCGGAACAGTGGTGTCGAGGTTGCCGGTCGAACCCGTTGCGTGCGTGGCGACGCCCCCGCCGATCGTCCAACTGCCGCTGGTCGTCCAGCCTGTGCCATCCGTGAACCCGCCATTTGTGACAATGTTCGTGGATGGCCCGATCATGGCCCCGTTGAAAATGAACTCGGTGGGTTGTGTGTCGAGCGCGAACGGCGTCCCGACAGCCGACAAGTCGAAATTGGCGATGCGCAGGCTGCCGATCGGCGGACCACCGGCTTGCGTATCAATCAGCCTGTCGAGCGTGCTATCCGCCGACCCGCCAAGGATGGAAATGCGGCCGATCCCGACCGCCGTACTGGGCACTCGAATAGCCGAAGCGAACTGCCCGTTCACCTTCACCAGATTCTTGACGACCAGCGAGTTGATGACCAGATCGTCGATGGGGACTAGCGTCGCCACTGTGCGGATAAGCTGGAGCGCCTGCTCCGTTCCTGTAGGTACCCCGGCGAACCGCCCGGCATTGCTCGCGCCGTCAATATACAGGCGGTCGATGTAGATCACTCGATAGCCGTCCAAACTAATCAGGCGGCAGCTACCGGCTAGGACGTTGTTGAAAATGTCGATGTCGCCGAGATTGAGCTTACGCTTCAATCCGCTGGTGCTGTAGATCGATCCGCGAACGCCGCTGGCGGCCATGCCAGGCGTCGCAGGGTCTTCGATATCACCGCCCATGTTCTCGATCAGCGCCCGGCCAATCGTCACGTCATCGCTGTTGAGGCTGATCGCGGTGCGCTGATTGTAACCGGTGGCACGGCAAGCGATCGTGACGCTATCCCACTTGGTCCCGTAACCGGGAGGGCTTGCGACTTCCGGCCCTTCTCGCGTGTTGCCTTTAATGGTCAGCGCCGCTTCGTGACGTCCTGCATCGATCAGCAATAGTCGCCGCGAACCGCCGAATAGTGCTTTGGTGTAAACCCCTGTGGTGTCGACGCGGTAAGCGCTGTTGACGTTATAGACTTCGATGCTTCCGGCTTGAGTGTACGGCGTGATGATCCGAACGCCGTCGCAATTAGTGGTCGTCCCGCCGACCCGCTGGACCCGGTTGTCCATCACGTTGCGCACCGTAACGTCGCCGACGACGAACCCGCCCGGCAATGTCGGGAAGTCGTTGATTGTGTTCTCGATGCCGATGTTGAACCCGGAATTATATCCGGTGCCAATCATGTTATTGCCGCTGAAATGTTTGTCAGTATTCGGGACGCTGATGTTTTCCCAGCGCGAGTTATCCAGCGACCCCCCGAGCACCTGACAGCGCATGTGCACCCCTCCGACGCCGCCCAGTCCTCGGATGTTGTCAAGATAGAGCTTGTCGAGCGTGAAGTTCGTGCCGACATCATTGCGGCTGTAAAGTACGGCTCCCAAGACGTCCAAAGTGTTGTTCGGTTGCCATCCCGTCAGATCGATCAGGGGAATATTGGTGGTGATCTCGTTGAACGAATAGCATAGCGTCACGTTGACCGTTCGCACGTCCCGGAAGGTGAAGCCTGCCGAAACCGGCTTGAACAGCGTCACCCCGTCGCCACCGTCGAGCGTAGTTTTGCCGTCGCCGATGACAGTCAGCTGCGAAGTGAGCGACAGAGTAGTCGCGTTCGGAATCGCATAGGTGCCGCCACCTGCCAGAGACAGGATAACCCCGGCTGATTGGCAAAAAGCGACTGCGGCATTCCAAGCGTCGCTGTTGTCCGCCGCGTTCGGCCTCGCTCCGAAAGACTGAAACGCAACCGACTGATCGGTTGTCAAGCGGAAGAACCGAGCGTTCGAAGACTTGACTGCAATACGGGGGTTTGCCGCGACATACGCGTCGTTTGCAGCCTCGCTGCCAAAATCGAACGCGGCATATTGAGCGATGCCCACGCCCACCTGGTCGTATCCCGACGTCTGGATTACGTCGGAACCTTCAATCAGAAAACCTGGGATTTGCGGGAATAGACCGACGAAAGCAACGCTGCCGCCTGGGTCACCCTTCGGCCCGGGAGGCCCTTCTCCCGACATGGGGATTTCTTCAAAACGAATAATGAACGTCTCGCCGTCTGGCGCATAGACATCGAAATGATACGTCCCGGGAGCGACATATAGCGATAGATTGCCGTCATCATCGGATCGGGCGGCATTTTCAATTCCGCTTTCACCGACAATCGGTGTCCCACTGTCGTCGGAAAACAATTCCACGGCCGCAAATGTGTCAGGGTTCACGAGGCGCACGTAATAACCAATACGGGCATTTCCTGCCTGATCGATCAAGGCTTGGTAATAATGAAACATGTCGCCCCCTAAAGTATTGGACTGCTCGAATTGTTCAGGATTATGGACACTGAGGCAGTTGCAGTTGAACCAAGAGCGTCTGTTACGGTAACATTGGCAATTGTTCGGATTTCAGCATCTGGCGGAACTACTGCGCGAAATTGACTTTGTGCCATGCTTGGCGACAAAGGTGTTGCGAGGGGACAGGACCAAGAATATTTGAACGGGCCGATTCCGCCGACCACCACCGTTGATGCGGGTTCGCTGGTCACGGGTTCTGGCTTGGAAAGAGGGGAGTATTCGCTACCGGTGACTAGACTTGGTGAGACGGTCGCCGACAAAGTTGCGGCAAAGGTCGCGACACGCTCCCAATTCCCGCCTATGTATGCTTCGATGTAGCGTAGCCGCCTCCAGGCACCGCCGATAAATACTTCGGCGGATTGCACGGAGCGCCATGCCCCCCCTGTAAAAATCTCCATCAGTAATAGAAGACGATCATGCCTTCGGCCGCAGCGGGTCGCGACGATCCTTGCGCTTTGAAGACAAGCCGACCATCGCTTTGTGCCGGATTGGCATGGTGAAGGTACCCTCCCCGCCCCGCCCGAACGATATCACCAGTGAACTCGCCCCCGCTTTTAGGCATCGCCGCCGATCCGGCGCCTACCGTGTTCGACAGATCCTTGCCGTCCGCTGCGAGCTGGCGGATTGCATCATTTATATTGCCGGGCGGGCAGTCCTCGCCGACAAACTTTCCCCCGATCGTGGTGTTCGCCGAGGGGTTCGTAGAATATTCGGAAAAGGGCATGGGGCTTCCTTTCCCACGGGGCTGAACCGTGGTAGCTTTCGGACATGGGAGCTTTTGAAATTGCGGTGTCGTGCGCGATTAAAGGCGCTTTGTTCACCGGCTATGCTATGTGGAAACAGCGCTCACTGAGTAAGAACCGGCACGAGGCTGGCACCGAAGATGCCCCCGAGCCGAGCGTTGTCACGGATTGCACGCCCCACCGCTTGAGCGCGGGGGCCGCGTTCGGTCAAAGCGCGGGTCAGTGCCTGTTGCCCGCGCCGCGTTCCGCCAGCAGTCAGTAGCGCGCCAACGGCAAGCCCGCCTGCGCCTGCGCCTTCGGTAAGCCCGGTTTGATCCAAGCCATACCCCGCACCGCCGAAGGCACCGGGCAATGCCAGCGTCGCCAACCGGCCCGCTGTGCCGCTATCAGGAATACGACTTGGCAACACATCGCGTGCAGCCGACGTCAGATCATAGAAGGGCTGGTCAGGTGTAGCCTGGGTGCCCCCATAGCGCCGGGCATTTCGAGCGGCGGCATCGCTCAACTGAGACGCCGCGAAGGTGCCTCCTTCCCCTGAACGAGTGCCATTGCGCGCAGCTGTCACCGCATCGCGGACAATGCCAACCCGGCCATATGCCTCGTTGGCGCTGCGAAGGGCAGGAACGACGTCGGGCGCTTGGCGATTGACCATGCCGTTCAGCGCATCCTCTGCGCCCCGCGTCACTTCGCCGAAGTCGTAGCCATAGGGCTGGTTTCGTACCGCTCCAGCGTCCCGGCGAAGGCCGCGCAACGACTGCTGAAAATTGTTGCCGGTCATGCCGCCTTGCGGGTCGAACGATTCACCAACGCGCGTTCGCAGCGTGTACGCTGCCTGCCCGTTCAAGGGGTCGGGAAGTCCCGCCGCTCGACCGATTGTGTTCTGCATGTCTCCGATAAACGGAGCGTCGGCCTGCACTTGCACGCCGTCCAGTGCGTTGGTGTAGGCATTGCCCACCAATCCCCGAGCGCGGGCAACGCCATCCTCTGCAATCATCCCGGCAGAGTTTTCCCCAATCGGCATAAGCGCTTCGTCGAACGCTGCCCGGTTAAACTCGCGGAGCCCTTCGGTGCGGCGAGCGTTGACCATATCCCCGATGACCGGAACCCCGCTCAAACGGTCTTCGATCCCCTTCACCGCTGCGCCGACGCGACCGCTTTGCGATAGCGCTTGCCCGGCAGTCAGTGGCACCCCGCGAGCGCGAAGCGTATCGATTGCGGCATTGCGCACGCCCGACACCGCGCCGCCAGCGCCGCGAGTGACACCGCGACCGAACATGCCACCCACAGTGCCAGCCAGAGCGCCTTCACCGGCTCCCATCAGACGATTGCCGGGGTCTGCCTGTCCTGCACCAACATATGCCCCGAAAGCGGCATCGCCAGCGCGAGCGGCGTTGATACCGGACAGGCCAAATCGAGCAGCGCCAAGCTCAGCCATACCGGCGCCTAGAACGCCGCCAGCGATCGAACCGAGCGTCGAGGCCATCGGGTTGGTCTCGCGGACGCCTTCGATGCCCGCACGCGCCAGATCAGTGTTTCCGGTCCAAGATGCTAGGCCACCCGGCGTGACGATATCGCCCGCGCTGATAGCGAATGCGCCGCCTGGGCTTTGCGCCGCACTGTTGACCGCTGCATCCAATCCAGACAGCGGCACGTCGCGCATCTCCAGATCGGCGGCGTTGTAGCTTCCGCGATAATTCGGGTTCTGGCGGCGAAACTCCAGCACCGACCGAACCGACGCTGGGTCTGCACCAACCCCCGACGCATAGCGTAGGATTTCCTCGTCAGCAGCACCCGACGTCAGCAGCCGGTTGAGCCGCGCTGCGACCCCTGCACGCGCCGGATCGGTTTCGGAGCGGGTACCGCCGCCAGACAGTCCCATGCTGCCGCCTGAACCGCCATCGCCATAGAACGTCGTGCTGCGATCTACGCCGCCCGGTGCCGCCATATTCGCAGCGGGAGCGGTGTCCCGGTTAGGCTCAGTGCCATTCCAGTTGACCGGCTCAAGCCCGATACCCTGCCGCTCGGCATCGACCCGGCCGCGAAGCTGGCGCAGCTTTTCTTCGATCGCTACGTCATAGTCTGACGCCTGCGGCTTGTTGGCCTGCACGAACTGCCGCAACTCGGTGTCCGACTGCGCGCCGACGCCCGGCACACGGAACGCCGCCAGCCCTTGCTCAGCCAATCCCGCCGCCGCCGTGTCAAACTGCCGATTGGCCTCGGTGGGCAGATAGTCCGCCAAGCCTCCCACGCCGCTGGTCTGCCCAACGGTCGATTGGTAAAGCTGTTCGACGCGCTGGATTTGACCGACAAGTGCCTGCAACTTCGCGGCGCGCTGCTGGCGAGCCGCTTGCGTCTTGGCGGGTGGCGCTGACGTCAACTCGCGTTCGATTTTTTCGGCTTCCGCGACTGCCCTGCGCGCGTCTGCCGCCGCCTTCTGCTGAGCATAGGGCGCAAGTGCGGCGTCGCGGGCGCTGGCGGCGAGATCAGCCTGCCCACGTGCGATATCCAACTGCGCCTTGGGAGCGGCATACGCCGCCGCAGGATCGGGCGTGCCGATGGTGTACGGGTCTTGCTGCGCGGGCGCATCGGCATAGCCGACGACCTCGACTTCGCCATTGCCCAGATCGCGATAAACCACGCCTTCATGGGTAAAAGTCTGCTGCATTATCGCGTTCCCATCCGGGCTAGAACCTGGTCGGCATAGTTGCGGGTTTTTGGTCCCCACTGGCGACGATCAGGCCCGCCGTGGTAGTATTTGATCGCATCGGGTAGATTGCCGGTCTCGCGCATACCCTGCTGGAAATACGCTTCCCCGAGCGCCCGCTGATATTGCGCGGCTTGCGGGGTTTTGCCGGTCATCAGGTCAGGTCGCCACGGCACGCCGAGCTTGCCCGCCATTTCTTGAGCGGTGGCGGGAAGCATCTGCGTAAGGCCCTGCGCGCGTCCGTATTTCGTTGGCGGTCCAAGCACACCGGGACGCCCGCCGCTTTCCTGCTGGATCACTGCGTCAAAAGGGCTGGCGAAAGGTACCCGACGCTGTGGGCGTCGGACCTCCTGCCGTGCGAGGGTCGGAAACGCGCGCGCCGACTGGCGGGCGCTGTGGGGCGGGACCGCGCGGGATTGCGCCGCTAGGATAGACCGTGCGGGTGCCATCCGGGTTCTGGACAACCACCGGGGGCGCAGTCGCTTCGTTCTGAATGAACTGCTCGGCAAGCGCCGGGTTCAGGCCCTTGAGATATTCGTAGTTTTGCTGGAGCGCGGTCGGACGCTGCGGTCCCGGATTAGCCGCCTGGTATTCCTGCTTGCGCTGCCAATCGGCATAATCGTTTGCGCGCTCAAGCTGCGCCTGCTGCTGCTGCATTGCCATTTCGCGTTGCCGCTGGAGCATGGGGCCAAACGATGGACTCCCCCCGCCTGCGATCGAAAGGCTATCCCCCAACACGCCGAAAATCTTCTGCGTAGTGTTGGGCTTGAACGGCTGTATTACGGGCGGCTGCTCATCACCTTGGTGTAGTGCCGCCAGACTGTTCAGCCCGACCTTGCCAACGCCCGGCATGATCGATGCGCCGAAAATACCCATTAGCCGAACCCTCCGGATGCATAGGTGTTGGCGGCGTTGCCCGCGATCTGAGCGAGGATAGCCCCTAGCGATGGCGACGATTTCTGCGTCTGGTTCGTATATTGACCGAGCAACCCACCGATCGCCGATCCTGCGCCCGATGCGGCCTGAACCGGCATCTGCTGCGCCTGTGCGATCTCAAGCAATGAAGCCAAGGGCAACTGACTGGCGGCGTTCAAACCGGTAGCCTGTCCCACCGCGCCGTCCATGCGCTGCATCTGGTTGTTATAATCGGTGTACCGCAGCGTATTCGAGTTGTTGGCCAGATTGCGCGAGACAATGTCCGACTGCGCCGATCCGCCAACAAGCCCCCGCGTGCCAAGCGATGCCGAGACGCCGTTGCGCACGTCGTCGCCGGTCTGCTGCACGATATCATCGAGATACGGGTTGCCGTTAAGATACTTCCCGCTCAGTACGTCCATGTTGTAGGACTTGGCGGCGTTCACGTTCGGGTCGCCGGTCTTGTACTGATCGAGCAGCCCCGGAACCAATGAGCCAAGCTGATCGGTGATCGCGGTCAACTTGGGAGCCTGCTGATTATACGCACCGGTCACGTTGCGCGCCGCTCCCTCGACCTGCGCCGAGTAAATCGGCTTTGTGGTCGACGACGATTTGCTGGATGATAATCCGATGGGAACCTCCTATTTTCGGCCGGGGCGACCATGATTTTCATGGTAACCATATCGGACTTCCGCCGCCTTCCGCGCAGCTACTGCATCATCAAACTTCTTGAACCTACCGATGCGACACTGGCGGCCGTTGATGTTGATTTTTGCCGCCCAAGCCTTGTGCGACTTTTCCCACATCACACCGTGAAATCCGCTTGTGTTCGAACGATATACAGCGACGTTCTTCGCATTCTCGCCGTGCGTGACGTGACGCAGGTTGATAAGACGATTGTCGGTCTTGACCCCGTTGATGTGGTCTATCTCACGCAGATCGCGCAATTCGATGCCATTAGCTATGGCGGATGCCACCCGATGAGCCATGAGTTGCTTCTCTAAAACCGCGCCTTTTCGGTAATCGCCGCATATGCAATGCAGGGCTAAACGCCCCGCCCACTTAGCATCCCATTGGCTGGATCGGCGTTGCGCCGAACGGCACCCATCAGCGAACCACTGTGGCCCTCTGCGCACCCAAAAAAGATTGCCCGTTGCAGGATCGTAACGCAGCAGTTGACGTAGCTGCTCAACCGTAGGATTTGGCTTGTTAGCCATGGCGAAGTCACCTTTCGCTTTGGTTAGGGCCGGGCGCTGTTGACGCAGCGTTCCGGCCCATCTGTTCTAAACCTGCTCCATCACAAAACAAGGAATTTCAGAGCAATCCTTTTCGAAGTTCGGTCTGGTGGAGCGCCCACCCCTTCTCGCTCAGCACCCGCGCCCATCCCGGACGGCTTGCGATCGTTGCAGTTCCGCAGCCCATCTGACGCCCCCACTCTTCCGCTTGTTCAATCAGTTCGAGAATTGCGGCCATGTCCCCCGCCGCCGCTTCGCCGTGAATCTCCAAAGCACCGGTCGGGTACTGCTTGAGCCGCGTCAGGATGCAGCCCCGCTCATTGCCGAACGTGCGGATCGCGCCAGACCAGACTTCGCTATCGAGCCATTCAATGGAGTAAAAACGCGGGTCCAACAGTTCAGCGAAGGCTTGGCGATGCTTCAGGTAGCTATCGCCCGGCGTCATCCGAGCGTTTCCTCCACCTGCGATACGATCGCCGTCGTTGCCGTTCCCGATGTCGTTGAAACGAGCCGCACGTAATGACCGGCAGGAACGATGTAGGTCAGCGGCGCGACGTTCGACGCGGTCAGCGCGATCGATACCGTGAGGCCAACGCCAGACGTTGCCTCGACCCGCGCCCGTTCCGTCGTCGGCGGGTTGCTCGCATCGCTCAGCAGCGTAACCGTTGCCGTCGACGTCCCGATCAACAAAGGGTTGGTTACCTGTGTGCGGACGCTGTAGGAGCAAAGCACCGCTTTGGTAGTGCTGGGCCGGAATGCTGTTCCTAGCGCCCTGGTGGGCACTGACGGGGCAACCGTGCCTAATCCGGCAGGTCCAGTTGCTCCCGTTGCCCCTGTAGCGCCCGTGGCACCTTGAGGCCCAGCTGGACCGGCGACGGTGGACGCAGCGCCTGTGTCTCCTTTGTCGCCCTTATCGCCCTTGTCCCCTTTTTCCCCGGCAAGCGGCGTCCGCGCCTCTACCGTCCGAAGCCGATAGCGAAGATCGTTTAGTCCGTCCTCGCCGTGATAGCCGTCAGACACCGGCATTCGCCTTGTGCATCCGCGCCACGAGAATACGCTTGTTCGTCAGATCGCCGGGACCGTCCGCCGTGACATAGACCTTTGCCCCGTTGGCCTCCCACGTATCTCGCTGGAACCCCAGGCTGGTGAAGCTGATACGCTGCGGCACCCCTGCACCTCCCGTAATCGCTATCGACTGCTGATCGACGAGAGTCCCGCCGCCAATGTCCAAGTCCATTGTCAACATCGACGCCGTCCCATCCGATGGCGTGAAGGTCGATTGAATGCGCAGCACCACCGCGTCCCCCGCCATACCCGGCACCGCGTTGTCGGCGGCATCCCAATAGGTCGCTACGTCGGTCGGCTTTTCACTGTCGTCGATAGTCGCGGCATTGTTGGTCCACTGGGCCCGCGTGTCGGCGACCAATGCCTGTCCCGCTGTGCTGTCGCGATAATTTGCCCATCCACTCTTGTCATCGACGCGCAGTTGCAGCGCGGCTAGACTGGCTTGCAACGCGTTGATCGCGTTCGCCACCCGGCGAGGCCAGTCTATACCCTTGCCATCAACAGGGACCAGCAGTTCGCCGCTCATCGCGTGCCGCCAGCGTCCGCGTCATAATCAAAACCCTGATCGAACGACCAATCGCTCTCCGCCGCGTGCGTGACGGTGAACGTCATATATCGGCCCCGGCAGCGGATCGGCACGCGCCCGCTCGACTGCATCACCGCACCGGTCTGGACGTCCATCACGTCGCCGATGCGCTGGCGAGCGTCGATCGTGACCGTCACCCCGTCGGTTGCATCGGTTTCCGGCCATAGCGACCGCATCCGCGCAACCTGCGATGCGAACGGCTCCGACCATCCTAGCGATAGCGTCGCCTCCAGATTCGGACCCGTCAACGCCCCTACTTCCTGCGCATCGGTCACCACGTACAATCGCGGATCCCCGCCCGAGAAACGGGGATCGTCCAGGCTGATCGTCATCGTGTCGAGGTCGGGATACAGGACCGACAATTCCTCGAGCGTGACGCTGCTTTCATAGCCCGAGAACAGACCAGCAAACGCAATCTCGATCGTTGATGCCCGGTCCAAAACCCAGTTATAAACCCAAATACGCCCCGGAAATCCAGGGATGCCCCACATCACCAGACTGCGCTTCGGATCGACTGCGGCCCAAAGCCGCTCGTAATCGTCGGTCGCTACCGTCTCGCGAAACGACTGGTCGAACTTCTCATTCCCGATCGGCCGCAGCGCCGCGCCATCGTCCAGCGCCATGAAGCCGCGATCCGACAGGAAAAATACCGTGCGCCCCGCCTGCACAATGCTGGCCTTCGACGCGCACCCCACGTTGTTTGTCACCTGCTGGAACGTGAACGGGGCGGTGGCATCGCCCGACAGGCTCATGCGGGTTAGCGCGAAGCGTTGCAGGACAATGCCGTACTCACCCCCGGCAAGCCCCATGACCTCCCCGCCGTCAAGCATGGGTTGGAACCCCGCCTGATTGACCGCAGGCGTCCATGCCGTGTGATCGTTGAATGCACTCCACTGGACCAGCAGCTTATTGCCGTCCGCCTGCCCGATGACGACATGCGGCCCGACGATCGCCACCGACGTTCCGTTTGGTGCATCGGTCAATGCCGCAGCCGTGCCAGCGTTCAGATCGACAACCTTGGTCTCGACATCGTTGACCGCAATCACCGCATCGCCAAACTGAGCGAAGCGCCAACGGCCCGACACGCTCATTGCCGTCAGCAGCACCGACCATGCGCCGGCCGAATAACGCTCAAGCCCGTTCGCGGTCCCTGCCAACAGATACGCCGTACCGTCCGTCGAAATGAACGCCGCCCCTCCCCTGAACGTCGCCGACAAGGGCTCACTGATCGCCGCCACCGACTTGACCGGTCGATAGCCGTTCGCCGCTGGCAACACGTTCACGGCGACGTTGAGATTGTCCCGCGCTATCTGATCGGGCAGATAGGCTGGCCAAGTTACTCGCTTACGCACGAACGCCGCGAACCTGCTGCATGCCGCTTGGCACCAACGGACCCGCCCCCCAGCGATTGCGCATCCCAACCGAATTGATCGACGCCAGCATTTCGGAAACCTCCGAAGACGCCTGCGCCATGCCTTCCGCGTCCCGCTCGCGCCGCGCCAAATAGTACATCGCCCCGGACACGTAGACGTCGGGATGATCTTCCAGCAGCCAGTTGGTCGCAATTGCTTCCGACAGTGCCGGAATGCGAGCATAGTAATTCATCACCAGCGCGGCAGTGCCGACCGGGGCAACGCGCAGCGTCTCGCCTTCGATAGCGTAAGCCCCCGGCGTGCCCGCGATGCCGCTATATCCGCCCGTCACCGACGCTGGCGACATGCTGACAAACTGGCGCTCGGGCTGTCCGCTGATGAACAGGCCCCGCATCGAAAGGAAGTCCTCTGGCAGCGTTACGATTTCGCTCGCCGCCGTGATCTCAACCCTGGTTTCCATCTGCGGTGTCCGCAGCTCGCGATTGAACATCGCCTCTGCCTTGCGGATCGCTCGGTCCAGCTTGGATTGCTCGTAGGTCTCATCATCCAGCATATCGCGCAATTCTTCGATTAGATCGGAGTAATTGCGGATCGCGCCAGCGACATAGGATGGGATGATGAAAGCCATGACGCGCTCCTAAATGATGAAATTCTTGACGCGCAGGTGGCGGTATTCGTCGCTGTTCAGCAGGCGCTTGACTGCGGGCGCATGGTTGCGATCCCAATATCGCACGCCGTGCTTTGTCAGCCATTCCATCAACACGACGTTGGGGATCGACGCCGCGTGCCACATGTCGGCGCGCTTATCGAACCCCTCTGCCTGGCTTTCCTTATTGCGATCGAGGATAGGGGACGTGTCCTGCTCATAACGCAGGTTCCACGTCCCCCCGTCATCGTCGCTGCTCGAAAACCATGTCTTCATCCCCGTTGAGGGATCGAAGTCGAGCAAGCGTTCAGTCATGGATTAGCTGACCTGCTTGTTGTCGCGCAGCGTCTTGGCCACGTCCTTGCTGACCTTGGCCTTGTCGCCCTTGGCCAGCGTACGTCCGTCACCCAGGTGAACCGGCTCGGTCAGCGTGTCGGAACCGGTGACCTCGACGTCGCCGCTTTCGTCGCGCGGTTCGCGAGTGGCACGACCCTTGACGTCGGTGTTGATGACCATTTCAGCGTCGGGATTGCTGCGCTGGCCATGCGGGTTCGGAACTGCGTCGGTCGGCGAAACCGGATGCTCGACGATGGTTTCCCCGAAAGGAAAATCACCGTTCGATTCCTCGGTCTTGATCCCGAGCGCCGCAGCCTGCTTTCCGGCTTCCGAAATGTTCGGATACTCTTCGGCGGGCCGAACCGGCTCACCCAACGGATTGGCCGGTGGCAGATCGCGAACTGCCGGTGCACGTTCGCCAGCCTCGTTGGTTTCGGGCAGATTCTTGCCCTGGCTGTCCGAAATCATCTTGTCTTCGTCGGTCTTCTCAACCTCGTTCGGCTTGCGTGCCATGATGTACTCTCCTCAAAACGAAAATGGCCGGGACGCCCGCTCGGCACCCCGGCCTAAAGCCCCGTGGATCAGGTCAGATCGGCGATCACCGCCGACGCTCCGTCGTTCTTGCAGACAAGCGTTTGCTCGGTGTACATCGCATCGCGATCGGCAAGGCCAGTGACGGCCAGCTTGCGCTTCTGCATCGGGTCCAGCGTGGCGATTGCCCACATTTCCGGATCGATGATCAAAGCATCACGGGCCGAGCAGAACCGGTCAGGCACGAACTGCAACTCGCCGACGTCCGAAACGTACACATCGGCACCGGCGACGATCGTCAGGCGCTTGCTGCCCGTCTCGCGACGCTGCTGAGCAAGCCCGGTGAACGTCGCTGCGATCTGCTTCTGGCCAAGCGACATGATGACCAGCGTAGGATCACCGCCCGCATTCCATGCCGACGCAATCGACGCCTTCAACAGCGCTTCGGTGAAAGCCCGCTGCGTGCCGTTGGTAGCTGCGGCGTTGGGATAGCCGGTGGTGGTGCCGGAAAGCGTCGGATTGACGCCGCCGACACCGCGCGAGGTATTGGTACGCATGAACGCTAGCGCACCTGCCGACTGACCCGCCGTGGAGGCCGCAGGAGGCACCGCCGCATAGTTGCCCGTATAGCGAGCCTCCATGTCGCGCTTGATCTCCTTGCCCGCCTTGGCAAGCTGGAAGCTATGCTCGTTCGACCGACCCGCTGACTTGGTGGCCATCTGGGTGGTCGAAGTGCCGACGACCTTGGTGAAAATCTGGGTGTAGTTACCCAGGCGCGTGGTCGCCGGGCGGTTCTCGTTCGACAGATCGTCGCCCTGAACCGCGAAGTTGTTCGCGTTGGCCGAAACCAGCGCGTCCGTCTGCCACTCGTGATAAACGGCGCTGGCCGATTCACGCCCGATCGCGGTAACGAACGGGGTTTCGGTCGGGCTGATGTTGTAGATGATGTCGGACAGGTCTTCCCTGTTACCGACGCGGGTCACCGTTTGAATGGTGTTGCTTGGTACTGCCATGATAAAGGTTCCATCAAAGGGAGGGTCAACGTCGTCCGACGTGGAAGCCTCTTGGGTTAGCGGAGTCCGGCAATCGCGGCGGCGGCATCACGCACATCGCCACTCTTGCTCAGCCGTTGTCTTGCTTCGCGATACCCGCGACCTTCGCTGCTGCTGGGCTGGGCAGCATTAGGTTTTGCGGTTTTCACTTTCCTGCCATCGCGCACGCGCTGCATCTGCTTGGTCATGGCCGTGTCGTACTTGTCGGCCTTCTCGAAAGCGTCCGCGATATCCCGCAGCGCCTTAAGTTCGCTCGCCGACGCCTTGCGGGTCAGTTCGCCAATATCGAGACCAATTCGCTTCGCCGCCGTCTCGGCCTTTTCGAAAAAGACCGCTCGGGTTTCCTCGTTCTGGACTTCCGGAATTGCCAGCAACGCACGGTTGCGCTCGGCAATCTCGGTTTCCGTCATCTGAGTTGCGGCTTCGCTTTCAAGAGACTGCACCTGCTGCACGAACTCGTCGTGCTGAGCGCGTGCCGCCTCATACTGCGCTTGCATGGCAATGTAGGTCGCAGGATCGGCTTGAGCCAAGCGAGGATCGGGCCGCTGCGGGGCAATGCCGTCCGCAAATGCCTTCAACTGCTGGGCGTAGACCGCCTTCGCCTGTGCGTCGGCTTGGGCTGCGCGCGCTTCCGCTACACGCTGGGCTTCCGCTGCCTTCGTGGTGGCCTGTTGTACCTGGCCGTTTCTGCGCGTCTCGACTTCGGCAATCAGGCGCTGGGCTTCCGGTGGAAGCTGCGCATACCGAGCCTTTTCTTCCGCGCTAAGGCTGGCGGGGGCTTCGATGGCCGGGCTTTCCGGTTCGTCGTCCTCGCCTTCCTCTTCGTCACCCTCAAGGTCCAGGTCGCCGTCTTCCGGTTCACCTTCGCTATCGGGCTCTGAATCCTCGTCATCGTCGCGGGGCTCATCATCCCCGCCCATGAGTTTACCGATTGCCGCCGCCGCGCTGTCCATGTCGTCGACAGGCGCATCAACGGCTTCCGTTTCCGGATGGGCCATGAGTTGCTTCCTTCTGTGGGCTTGCCACCATCATCGCGACGGGGGCGGCTATCGCCGAATGGCGGCGATCTTGTTGGCGTGCTGCTCGTCAAACTGACGCAGCTTACCGGTTTCGATAATCGTCTGAACCTCGCGGTCGATCTCGCGTGCGATGCGATCCGCCATGCCCAGAGCGATCAAACTTTCTGTGTCGCCGGGCTTGAGGCCCCCGACCTTCTCAAAATAGCCACGACGCAGGCCCGCGATCATATCGCGAATGCCACCGTCTTCGGCGTAGAACACTTCCCAACGCTGGCCGCGAGCAACTGAGTCCGCCCCATTGTTGATGCGGGAATATTCGCGAGCCGTGGCGCGGACGAACCCGAAATATGCGGCGATGCGGTCGATCATCTTACGCATCTAGCGCGCCTCCCGGTCGATTTTTCCGCAAACCAGCCTCATGTTCAGCCTTCATGCGACCAAGCTCCGACTGCCGTTCGATGCGGTACACCTCCAGCTCGAACTCGCGATCGGCCGTTTCTCGCGCCTGCTGTGCCTCGAACGCTGCCCGATCGCGTGCCAATTCCATTTCCAGACCGTGCTTTTCGCGCATCGCCTCGATGTTCGCTGCGTTGGTCTGGCGAGTGATTTCCAGCTTGGCGGCTTCATACTGCTGCTGAGCCTGTAGCTTTGCCTGCTCGCGCTGTTGCTCAGCCTGAAACTTAGCGTCTTCGCGCTGCTGTTCCGCCTGAGCAACAAGCGCCTCTGGGTCCGGCTGCTCCTGCTCTTCAACAGGCTGACCAGTGGCAGGATCGACCTCAGGCGGAGCATCGGGGTCCACCCAGTAATCATCGCCCTGCCCAAGCCCCAGATCGCGAATGAGCCCATCAACCGCGTTGAACAGGTGCTTCGGAGTGACCTGCTTGTTGGCAAAACCTTCTGCCATAATCGGTGCCAGCGCCATGCGAGCCTGGATGCGCTTTTCCTTGCTACCCGTACCCAAACCGACCCGGATGGTGACGTTCATGTCCTCGGGCCATTTGCCCGGGTCGATCATCTTATACCGGCCATCGACCTTGGCTTTGAACGGTTCACCCTCACGGCGCATCAAACGGTACTTCTTCGCCATAAGCCGCGAAAATGCTTCCGCCAGATTGCGGGCGATAAACTCTTCCTGCTGCTGACCCTGCGCCTGCATCAGCGCCGTTCCGGTAGCAGTCTTGTTCAGCGTGTCTGCGTCAAGGCCCTGGTTAAGCCGCGTGATGCCAGTGCGGCTCTCACGCTCCCCGGTAGCCCACTCCAGCACCGACAACGATTTTCCGACGTCGAAAGCCGTCTGGTACGGCGTGACCGCGTTCGGACCCTTTGCCCGGATCGGGGAACCAGCAATCGGCGAAAGCAGATCGTCGATCGTGTTTTCGTCCATCATGTTGGTGTCGACCACGGGACGCGGCATGTTCGCGTTGTACATACCGTCGAACAATTGCCTGGCCACCGTCGAGCGGGCCAACTGGATATCCATCACCTTGTCGGCGAGGCTGTATCCTACGAGCCGATGCGGGCGGGGGAATGGGCAGAACACCGCGAAAGGCTGTTCCTCGACAGTCTCAATCGCCAGCTCGCCGTCAGCCCAGCGCAGTATCTCGTTTTCGACCCGAAACACCTTGATGCGCTCGGCAATGCCGTCGCCGTCGATGTCGATGCGGGCATATTCCTCACAAAGCTGGACAAGCTCCAGCGCCGACGTGCTTTCCGCAGCAGGCCAATGATCGTCGTTCTTGAGATCGTCGGGAATCTTCGAATACGCCGGGAGCGAATAAACTTGCTCGCGGTCAAAACCCATGTCCACCAGATCGGAACGTGACTTTGCGGGACAGTGGGCGAGATAGTCGGATTCGTCCTCATGCCGAGCCATTGGCGAAAACCGGAACTCGCTTGCCGGAATGGCCAGATCGACAAACCGCTTCTCACGCCGCTCGCGCTTTATCGAAACGATCAGCCCCTGCTCGCCTTCCTCGATATCCTCGATTTCGGCGTCGATGCCCTCTAGCTCGACAGGGTCGCTGATCTGGATGCGCTCGCGGGTTACACGCTCTTCGGTGACTACCGTCGTCTTGGTGACGCTGTATCGCTCCAGCAGCCCCGCCACGCACCAGTCATGCAAAACGCGATAGCCGTCCTGTTGCCGCATGAAGTTGTAGCCGATCGCCGCCGTGGCCTCGTCAACAGCTTGCTCGTCCTCTTCGTCGGTCGCCTCGAACTCGACAACGCGGTCACCGCTGGCGAACGTGCGCAGGACCGATACCGCCATATAGTCGATCGTCTCCTGCACGTCGGGCAGGACGATCTGACTGCGGCCGAACACCTCGTTGCCGAACGGCTTGGCCTCGTAATATTTGTGCGCCAGAAGATGAACGTCGCGAAGGCGATCCCACTCGCTATCCGCAGCCTCATACTCGCGCTGCAAAGCGGCGGTCAGCTCGATAAGATCAATGGCGGGCTTGCCCTGCTCTTCCTCGACTGGCCATGCGTTGACGGGATCAAGAGCGGGGTCGATCGGGCGCGTTGCCATTTACACCACCCCCCTCATTAATTTGCTTAGATCAAGCGGTGCGCTCTGCTTTGGCGCTTCGTAGGCAACAGCCATCAACCCGAAGGCATCAGCGCCGTGCGATGCCCAATCATGCTCAGGACCAAGGCCGATGCCCCGGCTGTCGTCCTTGCGCTCGTGATACCAGCCCAGCGCGTCCAATCCTGCATCGCAGGTGTCAGCATTGAACCAGATTGACGGGAACAGCCTGCGTCCTGCTTCGATGCGAGCCGATGCAGCGCCCTTGCCCTGGTTCGGAACAACCGTGACCGTGTAACCAGCCTGCCGCAGCGCGCTTTCGTAGCTTACCGCGTAAACCTTGTCCTGCGTTGCCCCATCGTGCGGCAACCAAATCTGCGCGCGATCAGGCGTGAAGCCCTTAGACCGCATCCACGCCAAATGCGCATCGAGCGGCTGTCCGACGCTCTCGTAATAATCCAGAGCCCGGACTTCGCGGCCGATGAACTGTGCCGCCCACATCGTGAAGGCATCAGCCCTTGCCCCGGTGCCACCGATGTCGGCGAACAACCGGATCGTCATCAGCGGGTCAGCAGCAACCTTACCGATCCTGCCCGCCGCCCTCGCCGCGTTCAGAACCTTGGCGTAGTAAGCCCCTTCGATGACCGTAACATAATCACCTTCCCAAATATGGGGGTAATCATCAGGCCGCATCCGCAGGCTGTCCTGTCGCTCCTGCTCAAGCTCTGCGGTCCACCACGGGTTGTCGCGATAGTTCGCCTTGACCACCACAGCACCGGTCGGTCGTTCCGATCCTCGAAACATCACATCGACCGGATCGGTCTTGCGCCTAGGGTTGTAGCTCCACCACATCTGCGAACCACTGGCGCGCATTGTCGGGCGATACAGGCCGATGCTGTTCTGCGTCGCGCCGTGGGCCTCTTCCCACCAGCCCCGCTTGAAACCCTCCAGCGACTTGATGCTGTCGGCGGTGTAGTCGTTCATCCCCTTGAAGATGATAAGCCCATCGCCCGGCGTGCGGATCACGTCGCGGAAAACCTTGAATCCGTCCGCCTCGCCTAGCCCGAAGTCGGATAGCTTCGTTTCGAGCAGCAGTTTGGACGACTGCGCCAGATCCTTTTGAACCTCGCGAATGCAGACCGATCGAAGACCCTCGCCCGCATTGTCGCCGGGATGCGCAAGACTGTCCTCAATCATCATCCCCGCGAAGAAATGCGACTTTCCCGATCCTCGACCGCCATGCGCCACCTTGTCCCTTGCCGGTGCCAGCAGCGGAACAAAGACCTCAGCTGTCGGAATTTGCAGGACGGACAATCTGGCGCTCAATCTTGTGAACTAGTGGCCTGTCTGGATCGCCTGCCAATTCGAGCTTATCGCCAAAGTCCCTCGGTGCTCGCCGGCCCGCTTCCCATTTAGCAATGCTGGCAGCCGCGGTTGCTACAGCCGGTTCGATTTTGCCGCTCAGAACCATGCGGCGAATATCACCCAGCATGTCCGCTACCGTATGACCCTGCTCCTCTCTCGCGCGCGCGTAGTTGGCCCGAAACTCGGGGCGCTCTTGCCTCCAGCGATGAACAGTAGTGGTCGAAGGCATGGCATCGTCGCGACAAATGCTCACCAAACTTTCGTCCGCGGCAAGCCTATCGCAGATCGCGTCAGCCAGCTCCGACGTGTAGTCGGTGGGCCGTCCCATGCCTCTCTCCTGAATATATCCCGCCAGCGCGAACAGTGCCGATCGCTATGCGCCATCGCTTTGCTGTGATCGCGTCGGGTGCTTCCGCTGGCGGGTTCGCGCAGTGCCTTAGAATGCCGGGGCTGCGCGAATACGAAAAAAGCCGCGACCCATCTCTAGGCGCGGCTCGAATAGCTTGCCTGTGCACTGCCATATTATCCGCCAAAGGTCAATAGCGGAACTGGACCTTATGCACGATCTTTCCGGCTGCGGATTTCAGTTCAATCAACGCCAATCGCATGTTCTCTTTTTCGCGGATCGGCACCAGCGCAACGAACTTCCCGCCAGGCCCATACCGTTCGCGACCCCCATGTCGTTGGATGCACCAAGTAGCTAGCGTCTTTTCCTCAACCGCGACGTGATAGGCGATCTCTCGAAGCGCGCCCAGCTCACGCTCGATCCTGCCAGTCTCGATCTCGGCCGAGATAAGCTCTGCTGAATAATGATCGCCTCCGCCGCCTATCTCCCGGTCAAGGCTATCTTTGATCAAAGACCGCTGCGCTAGTCGCGCTTGCTCGCCATAATACCGCAAAGCGTAGTATTGGCCTTCCGATAGCTTCCCACTGGCATAGAGGGTTTCGATCGGCGGCACGATGCAACGAGCTTTGCCCATGCGCTCCCTGCCAACGCGCAATGCCTCGACAACGCAAGCCTCGTTGTGATTGAGCCGAAACGGCGTCGCATCCTCTCCGCTCGGGGTGATTACCGGCGGCTTCCGCTGTGCTGTCGCCTTGCCCATCACTTCCCCCCTCTTGGTTCATCGGAAATGCGCCACGACGCTATCGGGATGCCTGCGCACTTCCCTGCTAGTCGCCAGTCGTACTTTGACGAACTTACCGCGCGGCGGGTGTGTCCCGTCTCCAGTCGGATATCGACCAGCTCATGGGATGGTGGATGGCCGGTGTTCTTCATGGGAACTGCGGTGCCGTGCGCTGCATTTTCTCGACCAGCTGGCGCATCATGCCGCCCACTTCGGTGCGCTCGGCTTCCGACATCATCGGGCGCTCAGGGCGGTACGGGATCGCAGTGATCGCTGGCGACTTCATCCGCTTGCGCCAGTTCCAATCGCTCTCGACTTCCTTGATGATCGCCGGGATGATTTTGCTCGGGTGGTCGGCCTTGACCATCGCCGCTTGGGCTCCCCGACGAACTAGGCCAATCGGCATCCCCTCGAGGGCGCGGACGGCGGCGTTGTACCACAGGCGGCGGGTGTCGGTGTCCATCCCCGATCCGGCGACTAGCGCGAGGCACGGCGTCAGTTCCTGGATGATCTCGGCAGGGTTGGCAGGGTCAATGTCGGTGATATCCGAAATCCTGCATTGCAAGCTCCGCTGCATCGACGGTTGCACCGTAACCGCTTGCCGATCGCCCGTTGGAATGATGCTGCTGTCGTCCATTGTCGCCGTCCTTGATGGATGGATAAATCGCGCCATGGCCTTTGCGCGTCGCCACTTCGAGCAGCCGACCAGGGGGCCAGCATTCGTCGGTGTTGCGAGCGATATCGGCGAGGAAGCCCTTGTGGGCGGTCGGTGTGTTGGTGAGCCGCTTCTTCCTGCGGTTGGCGAGGAAGTCGGACCAGACTTGAGGATCAGCCCAGTCGGGTCGAGGAAAGGGATCGGCTTTGCGTGCGTGCGCAACACTCCCGCTAGGGAGTGTATCTTCTTTCTTCCCTTTTTCCCTTACTTGTTCTGTGCCTTGCGCCTGCCTTGCCTCTGCCTCACTACCTGCCTCGTTTGGTGCCTCACGCTCATCGTTAGAATGCTGATATTTGTCGTAATTGCAGATGGTTATGACGGACGGTCCTGCCTCACGCCTTGCCTTGCCAGCTCCCCCTACCCCTGCCTCGGGTGATGCCTCGTTTTTTAGCGCAATCATGCCCTCGTCTCGCAACCGCTTCCACAGCCGCTCGACCCATGCTTTGTCGCGGTCGAGCGCGGTCGCCATGTCTCTTTGCGAGATTGAGAGCTGTCCGCGCTTCAGGTCTACCGCTCGCCCTTTGTATCGGACGCGTGTTGGCTTCCACGAGGCGCGCAGCACCATGTAGGCAAACGCCATGGCTTCGGCGTCGTTGCGGAACGCCGGGTGCCCAACTAGGCTACGGTGGAAGCAAGCATACCCGCTCATGCCCGGCACCTCGCCAGCACATGGTCCGCCAGAGCAGCATAGTCCGCATCGTCGTCGCGCAACTGCTCGTACCGGGAAAGCCCGCTAAGGACCGTGCTGTGGTCGAGCAGCATCAAGCGGCCGATATTGGTGAGCGAAGCCCCTGCATCCCGCAGCGCGCGCATAACGATGTAGCGGATACGGCAGACCGAAGGCTGCTTGCTTTCGCTGAGCAACTTGTCCAACTCCATCCCGGCTGCGTCTGCTACCTGCTGATAGACCGAGTTGGCTTGGGCGGTGGTGATACGGGTCATGCCACCTCTCCGATCGTGACAGTTAGCCGGCCGCCCTTGACGACGTCCCCGACGATGATCGGCTGCGGCCGAAACGAGCTATCGTTCACCCCAAGCGCATCGGCGATACCGTCGAAGAACGGCTTGAGGGTCGAGGAGCAGTTGTCGTAATCTCGGGTCCGGCGATCGGGCGGATTGAACGTTGCCTGCACCGGAATGATACCGTCGCCCGCGATCAGCCCTAACCGTGCAGCTTTGGTCGCATAGTACGCTTCCGCCCTCGCCACCTTGAGCGCCTGCGTTTTTGGCCAATGGGAACGAGACCGGAAGTTCGGCCACAATGGCTTGGCGGGCCAGCCCAGCTCGATCACAGCGCCCGCTCCATCCGTTCGCGGCACTCGCGTAGCCTTTGTGCCTCGCGTGCCGCCTCACGGTCCCTACGGGGCTGCAAGCGGGTGTTGCGCTCCATGATGCGCTTGGTTCTGGCGTCGGGCTGTGGTGAGGCTGGAAACAGCTTGGCGATGATCTTGCGGATCATGCTGCCACCTTCCGCCATTCGTCGGCAGACCAGCCCAGGCGCTCGGCACGCTCGATCACGTCGGCATCGGTCAGCACCGCCATGCCGCGCCGCCAGTGAGTACCGGCATCGTTGGTGCGACCATCGGCATTGCAGCGATGCACTGGACCGTAGAACCGCAGGCATTCCTCAACAGCTCGACCGGCCAGTGATCCGTCAGAGTTTTTGCATAGGCGCGTTACTGCGGGGCGGTGGGCCTTCTTCACCTGAGGGCGACGCGGCTTTACGCCTGTCTCGGCAAGCCAGCGGCGAAGGGTGCCATCGCCGACCTTGAAGTGATCGCACAGTTCCTTGCGCGTCATCGTCGTTGCAGCCAGCCCAAGGCTTTTCGGGGCCGAGCGAGGGGCAAGACGGTCCAAACCGCTAATTCCTGACTCGACCCTCCAGCGATAAACAACGCCGATCGCGACATTGTAACGCTGCATCAGCTCGTCGTTGCTTTCGGAGGGCGCGTATTGGCCGAAGTCTTCGGGCAGCATCCGCTTTTGCGGAGCCTCGCGGACGCAGCCGATACGGTTCGCAATTGCGGCTACCGTCTTGCGAGCGATGCCGTAAACCAAAGCGATCTGACTGTAGGAATCAGTCGTTGTCCTCAGCGCCGCTTCGACGCGACGGACTGTCTCAGGGGGCGTTGGATACGTCATCCCACGCTCTCCCGGCTAAGCTCGCTGTGGCGCTGTTGAAGCTCCATCGGCGTGCGGCGGGGGAAGTGGTCCAGCGAAAGGATCGCCCATGACAGGTCGGTATGCTCGGCAGCAGCGAGCAGCAGCTTGTCCTCGGCGGGGGTCCATGCGGGGGCGGTCATGCTGCGGCTCCGAACAAAGAGCCTTGGCGCTGGGCGTCCTCAATGCGGCGGCAGGCGGCATCGAAATAAAGAGGCTCTAGCTCAATCCCGACAAAGCGGTGCCCAGCCTTTACAACCGCCATGCCGGTGCTGCCCGCGCCCATGTAGGGGTCACATACGAGGCTATCGGGCTGCAATTTCAGGAATGGCAGGCACCACGCGATTAGTGCTTCGGGCTTTTGTGTTGGATGTTCGCGCTGCTGCCCTGCCGTGACTTCATGTCGTGCGGCAGAACCGACGCAAACGCCGTCCCACAGCAAACGATAAATGCGCAATGCCGCGTTCGGGTCTACGCTGCAGGCGGCAGTCTCGCCATCTCCTTGATCGCGGACTTTGCCGGTCGGCACCTTGTCCCAGACTAAAGTGCGCGCTTTCGGAAGACGATGGCCAAACTTATGAGCGCCCCACAGTAACCACTTGTCTGTGGCGTCGATTAGATGCCGAGGGTCAAACGGCTTATCATCACCCTTGATGCCTTTAGGCCATTGACGAGCAAGCCCTGTCGAGTGAAGGCCGCCACCAGCATAACGATGCGTCGCACCTTCGCGGCGTTTGTCGTAGATCACCGCCCTACGACTGCCGCCAGCACTGACGACGTTGGTGTTGACAGCCTGCCCATAAGGCGGGTCGCTAAAAATCGCGCATGGACGCTGCAGTGCAGGCATTATCTCAAGGCAATCCCCCAGGTAAAGCGTAGCGTTTCCGATCACTTCCTTGCGCTGGTAGGTCACTTCGCCCTCCCCGCGCTCGACAGCGGCAGGAACGTGGCGATGATCCCATCGGCCGCTTCCGTGGTGCGCTGCTCTTCGGTATGATCGATGCGGTTGTCGGCAGCGGCTTCGGCGATCACAGCGAAGTGCTGCATCCCGGTCGCGACGATCTGCATCGGCTGTATCGCGTCGGGTTCGTCCAGTGGTTTGGCACCGCCGTAACCGATCAGCGCCAGGACGCCGTTCACTGCGACCGGCCCCAGGACGCAAGCTATCGACAGCGCGTTGGACAGCGTGGGCTCGCGCACTTCGGTTTCGTCGTTCGCCATGTACGATCGCACGGTGCGTACCGGGACGCCCGACGTCGCCGCTACCTGCTCGACCGTGAAATGCCGCTGCACCATAGTCGCGTTGCGCAGGGCCATGCGAACTGCGTTAATTACGCAATCGCGAGTGACTATGCCGCTTTGTTCCACAGACGTATTGCGGTGCGTCATGCATCTAGCTCCCCATGAGGAATGAAATCTGCGCCACCACCGATGCCAAGCCGTTCAGGCTCGCGCTCGCCTACGCGCTGGTCGGAATCGTCGCCGCTAAGTTTGCAGGCGTTCATGAAGAGCAGGATCAGGACGATCGCCGCTGCCGATGTAAGGCCGATGATGAGGACCAAAGCGCCGTTCATGCGGGCGTCCGATCGTGATCGATGCTATCGGGGCTCACACCCATCACAGCGACGACAGCGCGAAGCTGGAACAGCGCCTTGACGCGAGCGAGATCAGACAAAAGGGCGGCGTCAGGGGTGACGACGCCGCCCGAGTTGGCCCGCACGGGGGTGGCAGTATGTGCGGGGTGGGAGATCATGCGGGCACCGGTTGCGATGCGCGAAACATGCGAGCAAATACGGCAGGATATTCAGCTTCAAGCCAAGGACGATCTTCGCCTTCGATATTTGAAAGAATTGTCCAGTCGTCGCCGTTGCAGAAACCCAACAAATCGTTCAGGGCAATTTCCGCTTGTCGGCAATCGGCGTGGTAATGACCGTGCCAGATACCGCCATTCTCTTCGTCGCTGGCAGCGATGTAGAGAGCGCCATTTCCTGCGGCGATCAGATGCGAGCAACCGTAGCAGCGATGCGGCTTACGCGTCGCGACGATCTTGCGTTCGCGGTAGAAGCTCACGCCGCTTTTCCTCTCACTTCATCAGAGGGGCGAGCGTCCGTAGGCGCGTTACCGAGAATATACGGTGCCGAGCGGTCCTCGCGCATGACGAAATACAAGCTGGTCGGCACGCCATCGTCATTGCGGAAGCCCATGCTAGTGAGCATCGACAGGAGCTTGCCGGTATGAAAGTCTCTGTCGTCCTGATTCCACTTGGAGCGACCGGCGGCGCGCATTTGCCTGTTCGCCGCGTCCACCGCGCCAGCATGAGCGAGTTCCCACGCTTCACCGACCGTCTTGATGACATAGCCCCCGCTCATGCCGCTGCCTTCTCGCCAGAGGGGCGGGCGGCGGGACGTGCGATCAACATGTCGAGGGGCTGTACTTTGCCTCCCGTCTCGACTGCGATGCGCGATGCCAATTCCAGTGAAGGTTGGCGCGAGCCGTACACGATCTTGTGGATCATGCCGGAGGATGCCTCGACGCGGGCGGCGAACGCCTCAATCGTCTCAGACTGCTGTGCGAGATAATCCTTGAGCGTCATGGCGACTATCTTGCCCATTGTGGGCAACCTGTCAAGCGCCGTTGTTTGCCCGACGGGGTATCTTCCAAGATATTCGCCGTTGGCCCAGCGATGCAGTATGTCGAACCGCATCCGCCAGCTTCGCGACCATCAGGGTCTCAGCCGCAAAGCCTTAGCCGAAATGGCAGGTACGACGGCGAACCAGCTTGTAAAGTTGGAGAACGGCGATCGGCGGTTAAGCGACCATTGGGCAGAGCGTCTCGCCGGGCCGCTTGGCGTCCAGCCCTATGAATTAATGCTTCCCGAAGGCGTGCCGCAGGCGCTACGCATGGTGCCTATGTTGGGCAGCGTCGCGTGCGGAAATTGGAAGGAAGCGGTTCAGGTCGCTAACCGCCACGTCCCCACTATTTTCGGCGGGCGCAATGCTTTCGCGCTCGAACCAGACGGCGACAGCATGGACAAGCTGCTACCTCAGGGCGGGTATATAGTCGTCGATCCCGACCAGCTCGCGCTCGAAAGCGGCAAGGCGTTCGTGGTGATGAATGGCGACGGCGAAGCGACCGCTAAGGTCTATCGCGCCGATCCACCCCGCCTTGAACCCGCGTCGAATAATCCGGCACACGTCGCCATGTTGATCGGCGAAACCCCCTTCACCGTCATCGGGCGCATTGTCGGCGTCATGTCGGCGGTATGAAGCTGGCGGCGCTGTTGCTGGCGCTCGCGCTGGCGGCGTGCGGTGACCGCCCTATGGGACCAGCAGGCGAGGCATACGATCATGCCGACGTCGCTCTAGCTAACGCCCGCTCCGCGCTGGCGGCGATCGAGCAGGACCGCGCCCGGCTCGACGATCTCGAAACCGCTGTCGATGACCTCACCGCCGACCTGGCGACGGCAAAGAGCGACCTCAGCGCTGCCAACGACACGATTGACGCGCTTGAAACCAAGCAAGCCGAGATAATCCGAACGTACAACGACCACCTGCGCTACGAATGACACCTTGCCCATAAAGGGCAAAATAGTTCTTGACGCTTGCCCACTATGGGCATACACCTCTCATCACACCCCAAGGGCATCGGTCCTTTGGTGATGATGGAGGACAGAATGGGTCTTGAACAATCCCTCGAACAGATCGCGACGGCGAACGGGCTTAGCACCGTTGATGTCGGACGCATGCCGGTCGGCGACCGCGTGGTCTGGACCGCCACCCTCCATTGGGTAGGCTATTCGCGTTCGGGCAACCCCTGCAAAAGCGGTCATAGCAATATCAGCATTGCTGAGGCGGTTGCTCGCGCACTCGGTAATGTCGCCGCTGATCGCACGCCGCCTGTAGCTGAAATCGAAGCGCTTCCTGCCATTGATATGGCGGAGGCAGCGTGATGGCGCACACCTACTGCGCCAACGAGTTCAACTCGACGCCGTTCTCAAGCTGCTGCCAGACGGCAAGCATGGGAAGCCAATGCGCCAGCTGTGGTGAGGCAATTACCCACCATCAGCACTCGGCCGCCGTTCTGCGTGCACGCCAGCTTTACGCTCAAGGCCGCTGCGGAATGTGCGGTAGCCCGCGAGGCAACCCCGCGATTTCCGGCAACTGCCACTGCTGACCTCCCCCAACCGTGCGTCACCCCGCGCACGGAACGGATGAGTTCAGGTTTTGATGATGGAGGCAGACGATGGCACATTCGTGCACTCACCAAACGTTTTTTGATCTTGACGCGATGGCCGAAGCGTTTTGCCGCGCGCCATTGCCTGATACGGTCGCCGCCGATCTGGTTGCCACCGTCCCATCTGCCAACCGCTACGGCACCCACGTAATGACGGTTGCCGAAGCCCGAGAAGTTCTGCGTTTCACTTTCGATAACGCCAATGCGTTCCCCGGTTCTGAGAAGTGGGCGTCGCCGACGCTCGGTCGCGCATATGTAGCGATCGACAACCTGCGCCATCTACTTTGCCAGAATAGCGAAAGCGGGATTGACCAGTCTCTGCGCAATGCTCTTGAGGCGCTGGAACTCGCTGATTGTGAACTTTCTCAGGTGTCAGCATGAACGCTCACACCACCATAGCCCTGTCCGCCCCCGCCCTTCGCCTCAAGCGCGAGCTGGCAACGGTACGCGAGATTATCTCGGTACATGAGCGGCTTGGTCTGCATCGCGACCCGCTGCGGTACATTGAAAGCGACGACTACGCAGACCTGCTGGATGCGATCGGCGCTCTGACCGAGTGCGATGCGCTGGTAGAGCAGGCCGGTACGATCCGCGCTGCCAACGCTGTGTCCGGTTACGACTGGAAGGTCGCGGAGGGCGTGCGATGAGCGAGTTGACCGTAGCCGAAGTGCTGGACCGCGCCGCTGACCTGATCGAGCCGCAAGGGGCTTGGACGCAATACTATTATGCGCTCGATGCATATGGACGTGAGACGTATTACGCAAAAGAGGCGACATGCTTTTGTGCATTGGGCGCGATAAGCGTGGCTTGTGGCGCTGAGCCTAGCGAAGAAGAAGGCACGGGTCCTCAAAAGCTCCTTTGGAAGTTGATTGGAGCAGTGCCGATTTCGGAGTGGAATGACGCTCCCGAGCGTACCCAAGCCGAAGTAGTCGCCAAACTACGTGAAGCCGCTGCCCTTGCCCGTGAGCAAGGCGCATGACCGGCTCTGCACTCCGAACCTTTGCCACAGTCACGAACGACTGGTCCCAGGCTGATCAGGACCGCTCGGCAGTGATCCACGGCGCTTGTGAGCCGCTGTTCGAGCTTGGGCCGAACACCCGCTGGTTAGCCGCACAATCCGGCGCGCTTGCTCGCATTCGTGCCGAGCGCGCTCTTGAGGGAGACGACGCATGACGGAGATTAGCTGGGGGCCGGGACTGACTGGCGAACAGATGCGGGCGCTGGATTTGCCGGGCGATACGCCCGTCCAGTTCGAGGGTGCTCATGCCACTGCAAGGGATTGGAGTTTTGGCTTCCAAGGCCAGCGCTACCATCTCCCCGCCGACCACTTCGCCAGCAAGGTCCAGCAGTGGAACAACGATCACCCTGACGCCGTGCCGTTCGTGCCGTGGGCGGGCGGGGATGATGCGCCATCGGATTGGGATGGTGGCGAGGTTCTGTATCGGTGCGGCGATGTAGATGGCGACGCGCGTGTTACGGGTTGGGAGCACGATCCCCACGATTACGACATAATTGGCTACCGCCCCCGCACCGAAGCCCCCACCGCATCGCTACCGACTTATGATCCGGCGCTTGTCGAGCGCATGGTGGCGTTGATCCGCGACTTGCGAGCCGACCATATCAAGCACGGCGCGCACGACTACGTGCAGGATTTCGTCTCTCGCACGAAGGCTATTGCCGACGAACTCGCCACCCCCGCCGAACGCATGGCATCTGACATCGGTATCACTGTCAAACAGGCACAGCGCGCCCTTGCATGGGCAGCAGCAGGGAGTGCGGAGGCATGACGCTTGCACGCGCCAGTTTGGCCATTGCTCAACGCCCCGCCAACCGCATTGACCATGAGCTAGTCGAGCGGGTTCGTGCAGCTCGCAAGTCGCATAGCACGCACGAGGGGTTCCGCGTCGGCGATGGCGCATTCCAACCGACTGCACAGCCGGGTCTAGCGCCTCTCGCGCCAGTCCAGCGGTTCGCGTTCAGCCCGTTCTTTACTCTGCTGTCGTTCGCGATCGGTGGGGCGTGCTTTTGGGGGCTGCTGTGATGATCGTTCGTCACATGGGGCAGGATATCTCGCTTGCCCGGATGATCCAGCACTACCGGTTCATGGTCCGCGCCAATCCCGCTCGGGCATCATTCTGGCGGCAAATGGTCCGCACCATCATCGCGGATTACCGCGATCAGCAGCGGCAACATGACGAAAGGCTGGCGGCATGACCGACGATCCGCGCCTCGCGATCGGGGGCAACAATCCTCCCGTGTTCGATATTCACGCCATCAACATCGAAGACCTGTTCGCGCTGATATCGGACACCGTAGCCGGTGGTACCGTCACCACCGACGAACAGGAAGCAGCGCTTGACGGCTTGCTCGACAATGCCCGCGACGCTCGCAAGGCGGCTGATGCTGCTCGCGCTGATGAAAAGCGCCCACATGACGAAGCGGCTAAGGCGGTCCAGACCAAATGGAAGCCGCTGCTCGAACGTTGCGATCTGGCAACGGCTGAGATCAAGCGCCTGCTGACCCCGTACCGCGTCGCCAAGCAGGCGGCGAAGGACGAAGCGGCGCGCAAGGCCCGCGAGGAAGCGGCGGCGAAGGAAAAGGCCGCACAGGACGCCTTGCGCCAGTCGGACAATCTACAGACCCGGTTCGCCGCCGAAGAGCAGATCAAGCAGGCGAGCAAGCTCAAGGCGGTCGCCAACAAAGTCGATCGCTCCGCTACCGGCCTGCGCACGTCCTACGTCGTCGAGATGGTCGACGCGCTCGCTTACGCGCGCTGGGCGTGGACCAACCGCAACGAGCAATACCTCGCAATGCTTTGCGAACTCGCGAGCGCCGAAGGGCGCGGTGCCGATGCGATCCCAGGACTGAAACTCAACATCGAACGAAAGGCAGCATAACATGGCATTGATCGTATCCGATAGCGGCGGGGGTGATTTCACCCCGGCGCCCGAAGGAACCCATTTCGGCGTCTGTGACATGGTGGTCGATCTCGGTAAGCAGCGCACGTCCTATCAGGGCGTCGAAAGCCTCAAGGATCAAATCTACATCCGCTGGCAGATTCCTGCCGAACGCACGGAATGGACCGATGCCGACAACGTGAAGCGCGAAGGTCCGGTTGTCATCGGCAAGACCTACACGGCATCGCTTGGCGAAAAGGCAAACCTTCGCAAAGACCTTCAATCGTGGCGGGGCCGGGCTTTCACCGAAGCCGAATTGAAAGGCTTTGACATTTCAAAGCTGCTCGGCGTCGGGGCGACTATTTCGATCGTCCACAATCACAAAGAAGGCAAGACCTACGCCAACATCGGCGCGATCGGCGGACTGCCCAAAAACATGGAGAAGCTCCAGGTCGAGAATGGAGCGATCCTTTACGACCCCGACAATCAGGGCACCTTCAACGATCTGCCGAAATGGCTTCGCGAGAAGATAGAAGGGCAAGTTATCCCGACCGGCAAGACGGATGCCAACGATCCGGATAGCTGGCGGAACAACGAACTCGACGACGACGTGCCGTTCTGATGGGCATCAACGTCGCCCCTCGTAAGCAGAATGCTGGCCGTCCGCCTGAAAAGTCGGCTCCCCGCTATCTGCAATGGCTACGCGGTCGGTCCTGCTATTTGGACGGACACCGCGCAGGCGGGTGCGGCTTGGCGGATATACCCCGGCGCTCGCCTGTCGAAGCTGCCCACGTCGATCACGCTGGCGACAAGGGGATGCAGACCAAGGCGAGCGACCGGTTCGCTCTGCCTCTCTGCCAGCGTCACCATGACGAACAAGGCGGCAAGATTGGCACCTTCCGCCAGCGCGCCGGATGGCGATCGTTCGAACTAAAATACGGCTTCAATGCCGTTCAGATCGCGAGCGAATACTGGCGGCTCTGGCCGGGTCGAGCAAAATGGGAGGCTGGCAATGGCCAAGGCTGAACAGGTCCGCATCGTCGGCGACACACAGCGCGCCTACGCCAAGCAGCTGATCGACGCAGCGCCTTTGGGCTGGGTGATGAAGCTCGGTGCAGAGACGCGCCGGGATGCTCAGAACCGTAAGCTCTGGCCCATGCTCGGAGATATCCAGCGCCAGGTCGAAGGCTTCGCCACCTACACGCTCGACGATATCAAGCTGCGGTTCCTGAACGCGCTCGGGGAAGAGTTGCGCTTCCTACCAGCGCTTGAGGGCCAAGGGCTTTTCCCGGTCGGGCTGCGATCGTCCACGCTTACGGTCGAGCAATTCAGTGGCTTGGTCGAGCTTCTCTACCAGTTTGGCGCGAAGAACGACGTTCGATGGTCCGAGCCTGTCGAGCGCGCAGCATGAACAACCGCCAGCACAATGCTGAGCGAAAGGAGGGGCTGGGCGGTGCCCTCCGACTGCCCCGCCCCTCCAGAAAGGACAACCCTGTGACGAACGTAAATGCAGACACGGTAATCGTGGAACAGTGCGATCGGGAGGCGGCTGCGGAATATCTCGGCACTGGCGGATGGGGCAATGACAAAGAGTATGTCCTCAAGAACATGCTTGATTGCCACCCGCTTGTTCAAATCGTCGCCCGTCACCGCATCGCATCCACCGCTCCCCTACTCGCTGAGATAGAGGCGAAGGATGCGCGGATTGCGGCGCTGGAATTGGGTGTAAGCATAGCGCTCGCCGCGCCGATGATTGACCATAGTTCGAAGCGACGCGGCGTGTACGATGTCCTCAGCGCCCTTCTATCCCCTCCCCATGCACAGGAGGCGGGGAAGTGAGCCTGCCATGCCACACTGGTACATCACCAAAGACGGCGATCGGTCGCTCGTTGCCCTCTATGAGCGGCATTACAGCTGCTACCACTATGCGGACGGCCGCGAACGATTGCAGTTCGTCGGCCCCGGCGAGTGCATCGTCCTACGCACCGATCGCGCCGACGCTGGATTTGTTTGGCGTCGCTTCATCGACGATAGCGGCGAGCGAGGGGTCAACTGCGCGTTCTTCCGCAACGAAGGGCCGATCCTATCGTCCGAGCTTGTCCGACAGGCTGACGCCGTTGCTGATTTCGTCTGGCCTGGTGCGCGGCACTACACCTTCGTGGATCAGGAAGCGATCCGGGGTAGCCATCCGGGGTTCTGCTTTGTGGCCGCTGGGTGGCGATTGCTCAAGCGACGCACCGCCGGTGGCCTGCGCATCCTTGAGCGCGACCCGGCCTGCCAAGGACACCGATCATGTCGGCTGACGTGGCAGAGGTGGCGAAGCTGACGAAAGGCCAACGTCGGTTTTTGCAACGGCGCTACTGCGCGTGGTGCAAAGCCCGGATCGACGGCGATACCTGCTTCGCCAAGTACGGCGCCAGATGCACGCCAGAAGAAATGCAACGACGGCGCGAAAAGGCGCTCGCGACATACCGCCCGCGTCCACTCCGCAACCATCTACTCAACGAGGCCCGCAATGACGACTGAAGCACAAGCACCGGTGACGGTGGAGCAGAACTATACGCCGGACTTGGTGATCTATCACGGCCATTGCGCAGACGGTTTTGCCGCAGCGTGGGCGTGCTGGATGCGTTGGCGCGATCAGTGCCGCTACGTACCAGCCAATTACGGCGAGGAACCGCCGCAAGTCGATGGTCTGAACGTGCTGATCGTCGATTTCAGCTACAAGCGCGATGTCCTGCGTTCAATGGGGCAAAAAGCCCGCTCGGTTATCGTACTGGATCACCACAAAACAGCGGCTGCTGAACTGGCGGATTGGACTATCGACGACGTTGCTGGTGACTTTTGGGCTGGCGATGATCCGATGAAGTCGGTTCGTCATAACGACGACCACATTGGTCAACCGATTGCAGCAATCTTCGACATGGGGAAGTCGGGTGCGCGCCTCGCGTGGGAGTTCTGCCACGACGCGGACGCGCCTCGCCTGATCGAACTCGTTGAAGATCGTGACCTTTGGCGCTTCCAATACGAGGACACGAAACCTTTCTCGCTTTGGCTGCGCTCGGAGCCATTCGATTTCTACCGGTTCGAGTTGCTGGATCAACAGTTGAACGATGCTCGGGACTGCGATCGGATAATGAACGAGGCGCAGGCAATGCAGCGGTTCTTCGACGCCAAGGTCGAGGAAATCGCATCGTTTGCGCACGTTAGAGCTATGGCTGAGCATTCACCAATCGTGGTGAACTGCCCGCCGATGTTCGCAAGCGAGGTCGGACACGCGCTGCTCGACAAGCATCCCGCCGCCCCGTTCGCCGCAATGTTCTACGACTCGCACAACAAGCGCATGTGGAGCCTTCGCAGCCGAGATGATCGGCAGGACGTGTCGGAGATTGCTGCGCTATGGGGCGGCGGTGGCCATCGCAACGCGGCAGGTTTTTCGGAAGCCCTCGCATCCCAGGATGTAGCGGCTGCGGTCGCTGCAACGATTGAGATGTGCGCGAAGGTGGCGGATGCCGTCGAAACACAGCAAGAAGCGGATCATGGGGCCGCGAACACTGGCGGCGCGCAAGCCGCCGCCGACGCAATCCTAGCCCTCGTACAGCGGGAGGGCGGGAAGTGAGCAACAGTCGCTTGTTCTGCATCGCTTGCGTGACGACGAACATAATCATGATCGTTATCGAACGCATCGGCGGTTATTTGCCGGCTTCGCCCGATAGTCGCGTGATAGTGTGCGCTGTATTCGGTGTGACGATTGTGGCGTTAATGGGCGATCGCGACCTTCCCAAATTGGAGCCTCGTCCATGACCCGCGAGCAAACCCGCGCGACCGTTGCCGACGATCTTGAGCGCACGCACGATAACCAAGAGTTCATCCGCCAGGTCCGCGAAGGCGAGCAGGATGACGGCCCTTTCATGCGTGGGGCGCTGGCGATTGTAGCAAAGCTGAACGCAGAGACGAATGATGGGTAAGGGTGTCTCCAAACCTCGGCAGCGCGCCTGTGCTTTCTGTGAAGCAGATTTCACTTATACCAACGCTGCCAGCAAACATTGTAGCCGCTTGTGCCTATTTTGGTCAAAGGTAGATATGCAAGGCATCGGCAAATGTTGGCCGTGGACTGGTGGTAGTCAAGTTCGAGGTTATGGCCGGTTCTACGGTTCGTCTTCACCACGAGTTGCATGGCAAATGGCAAATGGTCCAATGCCCTCGGAGCTTTTTGCTTGCCACTCGTGTGACAACCCATCGTGTTGCAACCCCAAACATATTTGGCCAGGAACCCCAAAGGAGAATACTCAGGACTCAATTCGTAAGTTGCGCCGGGTCGGTGAAGGGATGGGGCGCAATAAACTAACCAATATCGACGTTCTTAACATCAAGGACCGCCTACTGGCTGGTGATTTGCCTTCGGATATCGCCAACAGCTACGGCGTCAACCTGTCCACGGTTCTAAGGATTCGCCAAGGATCGAATTGGGCGCATCTTACCGGCGGGCCTATTGTTCGGTCACAGTCGGCACAGCGCCGCATGATCGGGTTAGTCGTTGAGCGGCAACAGTCTGGTTGCGCTGCCATCCGGAGGCCGAAATGATAGCTGATTTTGGCTGCGTCGTTGAGCGCATTGTCGATGCGGATACCATCATTTGCTCAGGCACGGCTCTGAGAATTGGTGCGATCAACGCCCGCGAGCGCGACGGATCATGCCGCACCGGCGCTGTCTGTCCCGTCATGCCCCCTGCACAGGCAAAGGCGATAGCAACGAAGCTGCTGCACCGCCAGACATTGCGCTGTGAACCGGTGGGGAAGTCGTGGGAGCGCGTGGTGGCACGCTGCACCTTACCTAGCGGTCAGGATGTCGGCTGCGCTCTGGTGGCGTCTGGTGCGGCTGCTTGGGAGCCTGTCTGGGCTCGGCGGTACAAGCTGGAGGCGTGTCAGTGACACAGCCCGAGCGCGTCATGATAGACGAGGCACGCATGATAACGGGCCTGCCCGAGCGTACCTTGCAAAGCATGTCGGCGCGCGGTGAAATATGGGGCGCGGCCAAACTAGGCCGGCGCTGGACATTCGACAGACAAAGGTTGCGGGCATGGGTGCGGGCAAAGGAAGCGGCAAGCGGCAGCCGTCAAACCTCTATCAGAGGGACGGTGTCTTTTACGCTCGCATCACCGTCAACGGCCGCGAGCAGCGTAAGTCACTTAAAACGACTAGTCGCCGAGAAGCTGAGCGCCGCTTGAAAGCCTTCCTCGCCGAACGGTCGCCGTATTTCGGCACGACCCGACACACCTTCGCGGAGGCCCTGCAACTGTGGATGGATGCCGGGCAGTGGAAGCCCAAGACCCGCGTAGGCTATGCCAAGCTGCTGAACAGCGCCGGGGGCATCATCGAGCATTTCGGGTCGCTCTATTGGGATGAAGTCGATCGCGGCGAATTGAGCCGGTTCATCCAGCAGCGGCGCGAGCGCAAAAGCGGGGTCGCGACGATCAACCGCTATCTGTCCGTGTTGTCCAGCATATCGAACCACGTCAAGGACCTGGAGGGCTGGCCGGACATCAACGCCGTGTCGCTGCTGCCCAAGAAGGCCCGCAAGGAATTTCGGCTGCGCTACGTCCGCCCGCCGTTCGGCGACATCGAGGCGTTCTTTTCCCGCGCGCCCGGCACGTTCGGGGATCTGGCGCGGGTCGCATTGCTGACCGGCGCTCGCAAGGACGAGCTGGTCCAATTGCGTTGGGATCAGGTCCGTGATGGCCGGATCAGCTTCACCGATACCAAGAACCGCACTCCGCGCACGGTGCAACTATTGCCCCTCGCGCGGCTGCTGGTCGAGAAGCAACCGAGGCTGCCCGGATCGCAATATGTGTTCAACACCCGCAATGGTGGACCGTACAAGCGCGCGACCGAGATGTGGCGCGAGATCGTCATCCGGGCACAAAGCATGGCACAGCGAGACGGCCGAACGATCACCGCCATGACGTTCCACGATCTGCGGCATGAGTACGCGATTCGGTATCTCGAAAGCGGCGGTTCGATCTACATTCTGCAAAAGGCGCTCGGCCACGGATCGATCCGGCAGACTGAGCAATATCTGGACTACCTGACCCCTGAGACGCAGGAAGCAGCAAAAAGAGGGTCGGCACAAATATAG